GCAATTATCCTTACATCCAGCATTGCCCCTTCCGGAAACATCTTTCCTTTGGCTGCTTCGTTGTAAAACAGCTTCACCAGGTTTTCATAACTGGTGGTCTCTTTCGGGGTGTACGTCTTAACATACGCCCCAGCTCTTGAAAACTTCGGTCTCTGTTTCCCGAATGGCTGTCCTGGTATTGTGAAACGAATCTGCTTCATATCTTCATCCACTTTCTGCCTCCTATGCCTTGTCGCCAATCTCGGCCGACATCTTATCCGTCACCTTCTTGGCTGTCACCTTCGTTTTTCCGCTTGTTGCTTTGTAGAGTTCTGCCTTATCTGTGCCTTCCTCCACATACACCTTCAAGTAGTAATCTAACTGCTTTCCGGTCTCTGTCTTTTTTCTCTTTCCTGGCCCGACGGTATAACCGTTCTCGTGCAGGATTGCCGTAACCGTCTTGCGATCTTCCAGCTTTTCAATGCTGATTTCTGCCACCTTAATCAATCCCATGCTGTCATTCCTCCATTAAATTCTTCATGGCATCGAACCTCTTCGACGCCGCCTTTTCTCTCCAACTTCTGCCTGCAAACCTTACCGGAAAACACATCTCAAATATTCTGTCATAGATACGTCTGTATCGGATGTCCTCTGACTCCTGCATATCCTTCAATGTCATATTCGTAGTGAGGATCAACGGCTTTCCGGATAAATACCTGCTGTCGATGATGTTGTACACCTTCTCTAACGCATAATCGGTACTTCTCTCTGCTCCCAGGTCGTCGATAATCAACAGCTTTGCCGCATTCAGTCCCGCCATTATTCTTTCTTCCTCGTCGGGGTTGCCCTGGATGTTCTGCAGTATCTTCACGAATGATGTCATAACCACCGGGATCATCTGATTCAGCAACTCATTCGCAATGCAGGCGGCCGTGTAACTCTTCCCGGTTCCGACCGTCCCCCAAAACAACAACCCTTGGCGTTTCTCGTACATTTCGTCAAACCTTTTCACATAATTGCCTGCGAGGTTGTAGATTTTCTGATTGTCTCCGTCCACCTGGTATCCGTCCAGCCTTGCCACTTTCAGCTTGGCGTCCATAAGGCTGCTGGCTTTCAATCTTTCCAAACGCTGCATTTCCTGTCTCTTCTTTTCTTCCTCTTCCTTGCGTTTGTTCTCCTCAACCTTGCACTTACAGATACATGGAACAATTATCTCCCTGCCGCCGGTAAAATCCGACGCTGGCAACCTGGTCTGCTTTTTGGTTCTGCAGACTCCGCAGTAAAGCAGTCCGTCTTTGCCGATGTAGTCGCCCTCATTCTGCTCTGTCTCGAATGCTTCTGCAGGTAAAACCTTCTGCAAATCCAAATTCATCGTCACTCACTCCTTCCGAACGGATTCTCGTTGTCGTCGTACTCTGCTTCGCTCTGTACCGGCTTGTCCTTTGGCAGATAGTCCAGGAACGGCGTTGACTCTCCTAAGAATGTCTTGCCATGCTTTATGTACATTGTCTCTGTTCTCTGCTTCTTACACTGTGCCGCATAGTTCTTTACCGCTTCATACAACTGCTCGTGGGAGAAGCCATCTTCCAGGCGGGCCTTATACTTCTTGTATGCCTGCCCTTTATCAACCTTCCTCGGGTATGCCTCCCACAGTTCCTCGAAATCCGTGGTGTAATTACCAATCGCCTTATTTGACTTCCGTTCTGCAGGCAGTACCGGTTCTTTCGGCTCCGGAAGTTCCGGCGTTTCTGTGTTTTCTCCTGCCAGTGCTTCCTTCTCAGCCTTCATGCGGTTGTAATATTCTCTCTGCCTGTCAGCCTCACTGGACGACTGGCCGATGAAGTTCTGAATATCCATCATGTAGATTGCTCCGTTATCGAGCATCTCGATTAAATCCAGCTTCTTGAATACATCCAATGCTTTCTCGACGGTGCCTACCTGGTGCCCTGTCAAAGTTGCCAGGATTTCCGGCGTGTACGGAATCACATTTCTATACATCAACCTGCCGGAATTGCTCAGGCTTTTCAGATAGAGTTTCAGCAGGATATTACTGTATAAATATCCGTCCTTCATGCTCTCTAAAATCTTCATCTCGTCCGTGTCGAAAAAGTCCTCTTTCAGCTTTAGGTAGTAATACTTTCTGTTGTCTGCCATTCAGTCACCGCCTATCTCCTTAAATGCCTGCTGTTAAGTCCATAATCGAGATCGGCTTCTTTAAGACTCTGTTGTGTCTGCAGCAATCGCACAATTCGCATCTGTCCGGCTCAACCTCTCCATTCTTGACTCTGAGGATTCTCGGCATATTCATCTCTACCATGTGCAATGCCTCCTGCAGATAGTTGTCTGTTACGTGGATAATACGGATGTCCGGCTCTGTCTGCTTCGTTGCTCCCGCAATAAAGAATGGCAACTTCTCGCCGGTATTCTGTCTCACGATTTCCTGGTAGACCGCCCCCTGGATGTCGTAACCCCAGTAACGGACAAAATCGAGGTAGCCGATGTCTTTTACCCACTTCAAATCCGTAATGGATGCCATGACCTTCAAATCAACGATAGCCACTCCCGGAATGTATGAGTCCATCTTGATCTTCCACTTCGCCCCGAACAGTTCTCCTGTCATAATGACCTGCTTCTGACCGCTCATATACTTCATGAAGTATTCGTCTCGCTCGATACGGGCGATGATCTCCTCTGCCTGCTTGAAGTTTGCCTTTAACTCTCCCTTCTGAGTGAAGATTTCCGGATTGTCCTTCTTGAACTGATCCAGGCTTCCCTCAAAATAACTGTCTACATAGCTTCCTACCAGCAGTGCTGTACTCTTTTCATCCTCCCAGCGTCCGTTCAGTTTCTCCATTCCGTAGAACTCGCAAGGCATCTTGCCGTAGGTTCCGGCAAAATCCTTATATCCCGATACGCTCATGTACTCCTTGTTAGCCTCCTGGCTGTAATAATTTTCTGATGTCAGCTGCATTCTTCTTCCTCCTATTCAACCTCTTCCAAATCTAAGCCGCCGATCTGCTGTTCCTCTTCTTTCTGCTCGATATTACCGAACGGGTCCTGTGCCTCTACGATGTCTGGCTGGTTGTCACCGTAACTTCCTTCGCCGTCCTCGTCGTAAACTTTCTGATCGTCCTGGATTGCTCTCTGCATATCCACTGACAAAATACCCCACTTGCTTAGGAGCATCTTGATAACCGTCTTTAATGCCATTGCCTCAAAATCTGTCGTCCACTTACTGCCCTTCTTGTTATTTTCCAGGTCGTATCTGTACGCTGTCGAATACTTGCGGGCATGGTTCTCAACCTCTGCCGTTGTCATAAACAGTTCTTTTCTGAAACCTGTCAATAACTTAAACCAGGCATAATAGCCAGCGATGTTCTCCGATTTTCCTTCGGCTCTCTGCGTACACTTCGAGAAGTCCGTCACAAACTCACCCTCTCCGGTAATCGGATTGTATGAAACCAGCTCGTCCTTATAGACAACCGAGCAGTTCATCTTTTCATAATATCCGGAGCGGATCGCCAGCTGGATAATTCCCTTATACATCATCTGAAACTGTGCTTCCGGATGTTTCTCCCACTGTCTCGTCTGCGGATTGTACTTATTGTTGTTGTAAGGCACGATTGCCGCAAACCCTAAATTGCTGTCAATCGGCAAATCGTAGGTTGCTGCTACAAACGCTGCGCTCATGATCGTTGTTGCCGGGCATTTCTTTAACTGTGCTGATCCAGCAACCACATTCGTAATGGATGCTAAAAACTGCGGTGCTTTCTGCCCTAAGACTTCCGTAAATTTCTTCTTTACTGCGTCCTGGGAAATCATGCTCTTAACCTGCGCTGCTACACTTAACTGCGTTCCCTGCTGTGTTGCCACTGCATTCTGTTCTGCCATACTACCTTTCCTCCTTTTCTGCTTCCGTGAGGCTTTCGCCACACAACTTTAATATTTCTTCTGCGCTCATATCATCCACGCATTCTTCACAAATCTTCCCTTCCGGAGAATCCCAAAACTTATCTCCTACCAGGATTCCGTACCCGCATTTCACGCATTCGTGAACCGGTACCGGCTCCGGTGCGTTCGGGCATCTTGGATGGCATGGGTTCATACCACATTCTGCACACATATTCCTTCTGCCTCCAATCTTCTCAAAAACGTCGTAGCGTTTACCGAGCATCTGAACAGATAGTTCTTAACCTCGTCCTTGAATAGCAGCGGCAGGTATTCCTCTCTGTTCTCGATCTTGCTTATATCCATCTTCCGGTTGCACAACCATAAGATTTGCTCAGCCTCTTCATCTGAGATGTGAATTTCTTTCTCTCTGTACTCGTCTACGATTTTCTGCAACTCTTCGCTCATAGGCTTTCTCCTCTCTCCATTCTTCGATGAAGTCCGGCAGGTACATTCTCGCCTCATTTACGAAATATCCGACGATCAACACCACTGGTAAGACCAGCCACTCACCGCCGTAGGCTTTATAGCCTCTCTCAATG